AGTTTAGTGTTTATATTCCTGTTTTTCCCGGCCGGCAAAAATCCATATTCTTTTGTCAAAACATCTCTGTCCATTGTAACCCACATTAGTTTTATTCCTCCTTAAAGTAAATAAGAGTAAAGGGATTAAGGATAAACCCCTAACCCCTTTTATTTTTATTATGCAACTGGTAATGTCCCGTAATTGCCAGAAATTACATAAGCACTAACAACATCATCGCCTCCGGTTTCATCAATTCCGGAAATATCGATTTTTAAATAACGCTTTAATTCTTCTGCCCTGACTTCTACTTTACCATTTCCCGCTGCATCAAGAGTAATGGTAGCGGTGTCGCCATCATCTGCTGTCAAGTCTTCAAAAGTACCATCACTTTCATCAGCACCTTGTAAGGTTACAGATATTGCATCACCCACAGTTCCGGCATCTACCAGCAAAACTACATTTTGTGCATCTTCGATATCCACCTCTGCGGCAGCGGTATTAGCGGCATCATTTGTTGCATAATTAGCTGCTGTTAATGCTACATCAAAACCAAGATTTTCAGTAAGTTTATGCATCATATTAATTCACTCTCCTTGTTAATTTTTAAAAAGATAAGACGGCAAGTTATTAACCTGCCGCCTGTTTATTGTTTAATAATTTACGCCTTAACCTTTAATACACGGAAGGCTTCGGGAACTACAACTTTACCTCCGCGCCTTATCCTGAAATAAAGACCAATCAATGGTGCGTATTTTTCATCAAGGCGTTGCATTGTCATATCAATCCTATCAACAATCCAGTAATAACGGAAGTCACCGAAAATAGCCATTATATTCCCGCCCGCTATTTCATCATTAAGTTCAGAACTTGTGGGCTGATAAATAGGATAACCATCAAAAGTTGCCGGTTCCCCTTCTTTTAGGGACGGTTCCCACAAATACTGCCCATTGTTATCTTTGAGCTTCCTTAATTCGCGGACAAATTTTCTCCTGACTAACAACTTGCCATTCCTTGCATATTGCTGTTTTAAATCATAGGCCAAATCAATCATATCGTCTGCATCTACAGCTCCAGAAGCAGCAGAAATAATCGTGTAATTGCTTTGAATATCAGCATTTGTCAAAATACCCTCCGGCTCATCATTGCCGTTTCCACCGATTATTACATCATCTTCTTCAAGCCCGGCAGAACGTGTAAATTCATCCACAATGTGCCCTTCGATATTGAAAGCACTATCTTCAAGTAATACCTGTGTCATTTTGATTAAAGCATTACCATATTTAACTGGAATGGAAATCATGCCATAAGGGTCTTCGGAATTGGGTGCCGGAAGGCTTGTCCCGTCTCCCCATGTCCATGCAAAAGTACCATCAAGAGAAGGTACGTTTACGGTATCCCTGCTGGTATTTGCTACTGTTACAAGTCCTCTCATTACAGACTCATCAGGAAGTTTCTGAATTAACTGCTGCCTGTAATCTTCAGGTACGGCATATCCACCTTCGGAATCAGAAAGGCTTGATAAGTCTTTCCTGTAGTCAGCACCTACATTTTTATCACCTTTTCGGGCGTATTCAAAAAAGGCTGTTCTCTTTGCTCCCATTTCTTTCTTTGCCTTTTCCTCTTTTTCCTTTGTTTCAAATCCGGCAAAATCAGTGGCTTTCTTTTTGAATTCCTCCAGATTTGCAATAATATTTTCCTGTTCCTTGATTTTTTCATCAAGACTATTAACAGTTCCCATCTTTTCTTCCATTTTATCAATGGCATCCTGAAGGTTTTCCATCTTTTCAGTAGTCTTATTGACATTACCCTTTACCTCTGCAACTCCATCAATTTCCTTTCTTAACTTTGCAACAACTTCCTGAATTTCTTCAACCTGTTCTTTTATTACAGCCATATTATTCACTCTCCTTATTTTCTAGTTTGTTTGTTAATTCTTTTAGTTCAGCCAATACGTCTGATAATTTATTATCATCTTCGGAGTGGTCATCTTCCGGCTCCTCATCTATGTCTTTCTGAGTGGGGTTGTTATCTCCCGGCTCAGTTATTTCTTCTTTGTCTTCTTCAGCGGCTTCTTTCTGCTTTTGAGTGGACTTATCATCATCCGGCTCAGTGGCTTCCAGAAGTGCTGTTAATGCATCAATTACATTTTCAGAAGACTTGACTGCTTTTTCGACTATCTGTTTGTTTTGGGCAGATAAAACCCGTCCGGCCTTTATTTCTAATTTCCTTATTTCTGATTTTTCAAGGCCCAACATCTGTGTAAACCAGGTAATCATAATCTCGGAATACTGTTCTAATGAAGTCTTAAATTCTGATACCTTATCTTCATCAGAAAGTTCTTCGTTATCCAACAAATCATAGATGACATCATCCAGTGCACTTGTAATCCGCCATCTTTCTTCCCTTAATTCCTGACCTTCAAGTTTATCCATCAGGTCTTTTTTGCTTAATCTATCAAGCAATGATTTGACATCGGTGATAATAGCTAATTTGTTCATGCCCCATGTTACGGGGCTGAATTCATAAAGCTTTATTTCACGTAAACGTCTAACGCCATCTTTCATCTTCTTTTTGATAACGTCATATCCAATAGATAACTCATTAATTACGCGGTCTTTTAGCAACACTTTGACGTCTTTACCCGTTGAGGTGTCGCTGATTTTTCCCTTAACAAACAATCCGACTTCATCTTGGCGTATTTCCAATGGTTTGCCTATTGGGTTATAGGGGTCGTGCTGATAACAAATCTTAATTCTATGCCCGTTTTCTTGTAAAGTTTTGGTGAATGCTCCTGGTTCTATCAAATCACCGCCATCATCGACGTTATTAAAAACGGCTGCATATCCCTCAAATATTCCGGTTTCTTCATCAAATTCTTTAATTTCAAACGGGATTTGTTTTGTTTCTTCAAAGGGAAAATTTTTATAATCTAATTTCATTTGCTCACCACCTTTATAAAATAATTAAATCTATATAAAGCTCTTGTAATTTTCATTTCATATAACCACCACCTTAAAACTGTTGTGAAATAGAAAAAAGGCCAGCCACTAAGGAAATTAATCCTTAATGACTGGCCTCTGGGACTCCAGGTAAAATATTTTATTTTAGCTTATTTAATCTTTATCTATATTAAGATAATTCCATGCACCACAATGAGGGCATTTTATTCTTTCATGAAACTTGCCTTTCATTTTTGCATCATCATATTCAGCAATAGGGATTTTGCAATTCATACATCTAAATTTATGATAGTTTATTTTTTTATCATTTATTTTTATCACCCTCTAGATAACTTAATGCTAATCCAAGCCACATTAACCTATTTTCAAACTCTTTTAATTCTTCATCGTTTAAATTATGGATATTGACCAACAAGGGGTCTATGTTATCCCATCTGTCCTTTAATTCTTTTATTAACTCATTGTTATTCATTTCTTGAAAATCCTTTACGGGTATCACTCCTTAAATTTTTCTGCAATGACAGTACAACGGCATTGGCATACGTTCCATGGACTTCCAATATAATGTCCAGGATAATCAAGCTCCTCGCCACCCACTATAAAAGGCTTATCAACCGGCACTTCTTGTCCATTAGCAGCGGCGTGTTCCGGCCTTTCTCTCCCGTCTATAGATGTCAACCAACTCTTCGTTTCCACAACACCACTTTGCACTAATCCCTCATCGTTTGCAAAATTACTGCTTCCTATTATTTCTGTTCGTGCTATATTATTAGCCCTCCAGGTGGTCGCATCTTCAAAAACACCCTTTACCCTTTTGGATAATTCCGGTATCCCTTCACCTTCATGCAATCCTTCTATTAATTCCTTTTTCAATTGTTTTATCGTGGTATCATTTACTTCTTCTGCAAATTTCATCACTTTTTTATCCAAAAATTCTGCTACTCTAGGATTTTCCAAATCAAAATCAATGGCCAATCCTAAACTTGATAATGCATCTGTACCGAAAACCTGAACACAATTTCTAAATAGTGGCCCGGATTCTGTCGCAAAATATTCCTTCTGTTCTTCAAAAGAAAATATTATATCATCAATATCACCTTCTGATATGTCTTTTGTTTCTACATAATTTTTACTTTTTTCATAACCTGATAGATTATCTAAAACCGTCTTTTCCTGTTCTGTAAATAACCGGGTTACCAGTTTATTAAACCTATCTTCAAAAGGCAATGTCTGTTTAATATAATTAAACCATTTTTCAGCATGTTCAAGTGTTATCTCTTTCTTTAATAAATTGCCTTTGATATCCTTTATCTCTTCATCATCAAACAGGTGTTTATATTGATTAAACAATTCTAGTTTTCTATTGTTTTTTTTTACATCATTCAATGTATTATTAACTTCCAATAACAATGATTTTACTTCTTTCATGTCAACAATATCTTTGCTATTTGTTTGTAATAAACCTACATTTTTAAATTTAGCCTGGTGTTCTGCTAATGTTATATCTAATCCATCAATCGGTTCCTTGCCATCTGCCGTCCTTGCTTCATTTAGCAATAACCAGTTATTTTCTATTTTAGAATTTAATCTTTCGGTTTTGCTGTCTTCGTTTTCCCTTAAAGCTGGTATTTCAGAAGTGTCTATCTTTATAAATACATCATCACCATAACGGGGTGCCAGTTCATTATTAAGCGCTTCAGTTAAATCCTGTCCTTCCATTAACACTGTATCTTCCCAGAAGAATAACCTTGCTTCTCTCCGGTTGTTATAAGTACTACCGTCTTCTTTCCGGTTACTAATTAATGATGTCGGTACTCCCAACAGGTCACAAATATCCTGCCTTGTCATGTTCTTTAATCCCGGAAAATCCATGTCTTTATGTGAATTTTGTATCTCTTGCCATTTTACTCCGCCTTCAAGCAATAATGGCTTATGGGCATTTTTAGTCCCTAAATGTTTTGCCTTTATTTGTTCATTCATCCGGTCAAAACTATCTGTGTTCAAGTGCCCGTCTGATACAAAAGCCCCGTCCGGCCTTGCCGCATTCTGGAAAAATACCTTATTCCATTCGGTTATCTCATTATCAGTATCTATTATTCTACCGCCAGGTATCAATGGTGATAAGCCGCCGTATTCGTTTAAGGGGTCAAGCATCCTGAAATATAATACCTGTTCGGGGTTTAACCTGTTTTCTTTATGGTTAATTTTATAGATATATTCCTTGATGTATTCCTTTTCATCCGGCACTATATTCATTCTATCTGGTCTTAAGTAATATAACTGTTCAGGTATATCATTTCTTCCTAATCTTACAAGTTGCCAGTATGCTTCACCGCTTAAACACCTTGACATTTCCCAAAATTCCAGTAGTGATTGAATAGAATAATAGGGATTGGGTTTTCTTAATAATTGCTGTAAATCATGTTCGGGCAGGTGTTCTTCTTCTCCATCTTTTTTATGTTTATATACCTTTAATGGCAGTCTGCTTACTGCCTGTGCCCTTAAGTGGATACACTTATAAACCACCCATGATTTCTTATAACCCTCTAAAACATGACTCTCATAATCATTATCAGACCATATTGGCCGGCCATGTAAAACACTTGCAATCATAGATAAGGGATTATCTGATTT